GGTTCTGTTTCAAGGGCTCTGGCTATCTACTCTGATAGGTGACGCAGTTCCGTTTTTATGGTTTGGCCGGAATTGACGGGTTGTCCGTACTGCGACAAATTGCCATCATCGGGCTGCCAACATTTCAAGCCGTCGGTTTGCGGTCCCCATCTCCTTCTAGCGGCTTGAACTGAAAGCACTCCTACTGAACCCCGGCTCCGGCCGGGGTTTTTTATTTCCACATCGTTGAGCCCAGCCATAGCGCTGGGCTTTTTCGTTTCCGCCGCAAGGCAAGCCAACACGCAGCTAGGCCCGTACAGCCGAACGGTGGATGTCCGCTCATCCGTCCGCCCCGCTGCGCTCCTCTTTCCAGGTGAGCGGAGTGGATCAGATGAGTGAGATTGATCTTGATGAGGCCGGCCTGCGTGATCTGGTGATGGTCAATGACGGCCAGGTTGTAACGACCTCGCTGAAGGTGGCTGAGCGTTTCGGAAAGCGGCACGACAACGTGATCAAGGCGATCCGCGGCCTCGATTGCTCGCCAGAATTTCATGCCCTCAATTTTGAGGAGATGATCGTGGATGTCGATATCGGCAAAGGTGCCAGGCGGAAATCTCCAGCGTTCCGCATAACCAGAGATGGCTTTGCGTTCTTGTGCATGGGCTTCACCGGCAAGGAGGCGGCCAAATGGAAAGAGGCTTACATCCGTGCCTTCAACTGGATGGCAGAGCAACTGTTCACAACTGTTCAAGCGCTCGATGGACTTCGCCACCCTGCGTAACGAGCTGATGGCGGAGTACCGACAAGGGAAAGGAATTGCCAGCCTGGCCGGCAAGACCCTGCGTCGATGGCAGATCAAGGCACCCGTCATCGAACAGAAGATCATCGAGGTCGAGCGCGAAGGGCAGTTGCAGCTGTTTCACGCCTGATCCGCCCCGGAACCCACCCGACGAACGAAAGCCCGCCACTGAGCGGGCTTCGTCGTTTTAGAACCCCTGCGAGGGGCAGAGACTATGAAAATGCCAGAACGCCCTGAAACTTGGGCTGCGCTGCTTGCGTGGCTATCTGCGCACTATCCGCAGCTGTACGCCGCCGGCTTGTCATTTGTGGTCGCGCTGACCCGGGTGATCTACGGCGGTGGAACGCGGCGCCAGGCGTTGCTCGAGGCAACGCTCTGCACCCTGATCACCTTGGGCCTGATTCCTGTCCTTGAGTGGTTTGGCCTTCCGCAGAACATGGCTACCGCTGCTGGGGTGTTCACCGGCTTCCTAGGGGTGAAGAAGATCGCCGAGTTCGCTGATCGGATCGCCGACTGGAAGTTTCCGCGTCGGGGGGCTGGCGAATGAAGATCACCGCCGATCAACTCGACCGCGCTACCGGCTGCGGTGCTTCTACTGCCGGCCTCTGGGTCGACCACATCAACGGCTCCATGGCTCGGTTTGAGATCAACACGGCTGAGCGGGTGGCGATGTTCCTGGCCCAAGTCGGGCACGAAAGCCAAAGCCTCAAGCGCGTGGTCGAGAACCTGAACTACTCCGCCGATGGCTTGCTCAAGACCTGGCCGAAGCGGTTCGCGCTGGTAGAGGCTCGCCAGTATGCCCGCCAGCCCGAGCGCATCGCCAACCGCGTCTACGCAAACCGGATGGGCAATGGGTCGCCGGATACGGGCGATGGGTATCGATACCGTGGTCGTGGTCTGATCATGATCACCGGCCACGATAACTACGCCGAAGCTGCCCGCGCCCTGGCGCTGCCACTAGTGGCGCAACCGGAGTTGCTGGAGCAACGGACCTGGGCAGCAATCGCAGCGGGGTGGTTCTGGCAGTCGCGTGGTTTAAACGATCTGGCCGACCAGGGCCGTTTCGAGAAGATCACCCTCCGCATAAACGGATCGTTTACCGGGGCCGAGGATCGCAACGCCCGGCTCGAATGGGCGCGTGCTGCGCTCAAGGGGGAATGATGCTCGGGTTCACGACGAAAGCCGAAGCTCGACAGCTCGGCGTCTCGCACCATGGGAGCTATTACGGCATTCCTATGTGGCTGGGGGATGTCGATAGCGATTGCCCGCTGGCGTTCGCCAAGTGGGTGCCGCTTGAGATGGTCGTCTCCCTGCTCTCGGTCATCGAGGGCATCGTCAACTCGATGCTCGATCAAGAGCCGACGTTCATGTTCAAGGTTGGCCGGAGGATCGACCAGTGACCTGGCGGTCATGGTTGGTGGTCGCTCTGGTAGCCGCGCTTGTGTTCTGGCGTATGGATCACCTGGCACAGGATCGCGAAGCTGAGCAACGCCGCGCCGAAGCTGCTGAGACCGAGCGTGACCGCAACCAGCAACTGATTGACCTACAGGCCGGCGTCCTCGCTGAACAGCAACGCCAACTCGGCCGCGTCGCCGAGATCGAACGGCAAACCCGCCAGCTCGGCCAAGCCCTGGAGGTCCAGGGCGCGCGCCATGCTGCGGCGTTACGGGAGTTGAAAGAGAATGACCAGGCTGTTCGCGACTGGCTGCGTGCTGGCATCCCTGCTGGCCTTGGCTGGATGTACGCCCGCCCCGAAACCACTGACCCCAGCGCCTACCGCGCAGCAGACCAAGTGCCCGCTGACGCCGTGTCGGCTCCCCGGCCGTCCGCCGCTAGCGAACGGTGAGGATGCAACCGCGGCGATCGATGCTGTTGAGGCTGCGTTGACAGCGTGCGCGGTCCAAGTCCTGGACTGCATGGAGCGTCAGCGAGTGGATGAGCGATGAGAGGCAGTATCTCCGCCCGAGATCTCGATGATGCGGTGGCGTCTCTACGGGGCCTCGGTGGCGACCTGCCGAACAAAGTGTTGGCCGACGCCTTGAACCACACCGCGAACCAGGCGAATCAGGCGCTGGTCGGGGAGATCGGCCAAGTCTTCGACCGACCGACACCGTTCACCCGTAACGCCATCCGCATCCTGCATGCCACCTCAATCCGGCTTGAGGCGGCCTTGTGGGTGAAGGACGAAAAGGACCATGCCTCAAAGGGGCAGGCGCCGGAGGACTGGGTAGCTCCCCAGGTCTTCGGAGGGCCGAGGGTGGACAAGGCGTCGGAGCGGAACCTCCGGGCCCGGGGCATCCTGCCGGCGGGCATGTTCGTGGTTCCAGCGGAGGGCGCCCGGCTGGACCAGTACGGCAACATGAGCCGCGGCCAGATGATCCAGATCCTTTCCGGCCTGGGCGCCCTGGAATACCGAGCGGGGTTCAAAGGAAACGCCACCCAGTCGGCGCGCTCCTTGGCGAGGGGACACCAACTCGCGTACTTCGTGATGCACCGTGGCCGCCGACCGATTGGCATCGCCGAGCGCCGTGGACGGACGTTGACCATGGTCCTCGCGTTCGTCCGCCAGCCTCAGTACCGCGTGCGCTTCCAATTTCACGAAGTCGTTCGGCGTGTTGCCGAGGACGACGCGCGCCTAGAGGCGAACATCGAGCGGGCCCTGGCGAAAGCGTTGCGCTGAACCGTTGGTGGGTGGCCTGGCCGGGCGGAGCAGGGTTAGTTCAACCCGAGCCGGTGGTGGCCACCTGCAGGTAGGGGGAGCGAAAAGCGGGGCAGTGACGTGCTACTCGAAAAGCACCGGGGGCCCCTGAAGCGTGGCCCTTGGAGAGGGTAATTCGAACCCCGCTTTTCCACTATGTATGGCCCAAATTCTGAGGTTGGTTGTTGTGTTGTTATGAGCAAACCAGATATCACTCGGCAGCCTCACTGGCTCAACAAAAGCCGGATGGCGACGAGCCTCGGTATAAGCACGCAAGCCTTTGATAAATGGGGCGTCGAGCCGGTTGCAAGGATTGGCCGAGAGGCCTTCTATGACGTCCGCTCGGTACTGGAAAACCGCCTCGACTTCGCGGAGCGGAAACACCAACCAGACGGTGATGTTCCGGAAGGCATCGATCCGCTGGCAGAACATAAGCTGACGCAGGAGCGTCTGCGCCTCACTTCGGCCCAGGCCGACGCCCAGGAGAAGAAGAACCTGGTCGCCGACAAGCATCTGGTGCCTACCGAGTTTGCGGTCTTCGCCCTGGGCAAGATCGCTGCCCAGATTGGTTCAATTCTCGACACGGTGCCCTTGAAGTTGCGCCGCAAGCACCCGGACCTCGACGTGCGACACGTCGAGGCGCTGCAGCGAGAGATCGCTCTGGCGCGCAACCGCGCTTCCGAGTTGGGCGATCTACTCCCGGGTATGCTGGATGAATATGTCGAGTCCTTGGCTGAATGACCTGCAGAAGCAAGTTCGCCTCGGCCTTGAGTCCCTATTCCGCGAACCACCGCTGACTGCGGTGGAGTGGGCGGACAAGCATTTCTATTTGTCGTCCGAGTCCTCTTACCAGGAAGGAAAGTGGGAAACCGCAGCGTTCCAGGTTGGAATCCTGAACGCGATGGGCAACGACCTGATCCGCGTGGTGAACCTGATCAA